CTCTTGGTATGCTCCAAACTTATTTATAAAGATTAGCTTTAAAGGAGTGTACTTACATTTTTCATATTTAATAATGTCAATAGAAACTATAAGTGCTGGAGTACTTTGGAATATTTTAACTTGATCGGAATCAAACTTAGAGCCACTATTTACATTTTGAAAATATTGTATTTGATCTTCAATATCTGGATTACTTAAAGGAGCTTGTGTATTTACTACCGCTCCATTTAAAAGAAATTCAACTTTTGCTACGTTTGTATTGTCTACTGGAACAGTAAATATTTCATCATTGTTTCTAAGAATGCTTAGATTAGATTGAAGCGTAGCTACTGCTAACTGAGGATTAGCTCCGTCTTCAAAATATCCATATCCATAAAAAGCTCTTTCTCCTAATACATCTACTGGAGTTTGTGCTGTAGTATTAATTGTTTCTGTAACCCTATAGTCTACAAAGATTGTAGTAGCCTCAGCATCCGTTACTGGAGTGGATGGAAATGCACCATCAAATTTAGCTTGAATATAATCTTTAATAAGCTCTGCAATTTCAAAATTAATTTTTGCTGATATTGCTGTAGAGAATAAAGTGTATACTGGCGAATCTTGCCAATCTGTATTAACTGATCCTGTATAGATGTCTATCTCTAGCTTTGCGCTTGTTAAATTAGTAGTTGCTAAGTTTATGAAGTAAGGACTCCTTACATTAATTTTTGCCATTTTCTTGTTTTGTTAATTCTATTATATCTTCTACCATTGCTTCTAATAATAATGGTGGGTATCTTTTTAAAGCGTTGTCAAAAGCTTTAGTAAAAAAAAGACTTGGTGCTATTCCTCTATTAAATATGTTCTTAGAAATTATATATGCAATGCTATTATAATTGCCCGTTTCAAATTGCCCAGTAGATACTCTTTTCCCCTTTACAGTTTTATATTTTCTTAATCTTATGTTTTTTTGCTTTGCCCATGCTTTAATTTTTCCTTGAAAAGAATTCCATGTTCCGCTATAATTTCCGCTTCCAAATCTATACGGAGATTTTGCAGCTTGTTGTCCTGTTATTTTTGCATTAGGAGAAACTTTGCTAGGGTCTTTTCCTCTTACTCCTTGATCAACAAATGCACCATACTGATCCATTATCCATTCTATAGAATAACCCTCTTCAGTTTCATCTTCTTTATATTCAATACTATTATATAATTCCCCTTTTCCTTTGCCATCTTTACTCAAGTTGCTTCTTGATTGTTGCACGACATACTTTCCCATATCTTGTAGTTCAGCCTTTAGATTATTTAGCATATAGTCATATCATTAGGAACTAATACATTAAAAGTTGCAGTAACTCCAGCTAACTTATTTTCAAATCTGTCTACAAAAAACTCTAGTTGTGGATTACCTTCTAGTTGGTATTTTTCTACATACAAGTCTCCTCTAAGCAATAACTCTAGCAATCTATTTGCTACAGCCATTTGAGTGTTAAGCACATCTTGCTCATTGCTAGTGCCTCTAAAATCTGCTGGTATACCTTCTGGAAATTCTTTACTCTCATCTACTATATCCATGCATAATACAGATACTGAAAAGTTCCATACATTGCTTTGCATAGTTGCACTACTTACCATCACGTGGGAGAGAGGGAAAATGGTGCTTACATTTAAGTCAATTTCAAATATATCTCCATAGGTTACAGTATTTACAAAGGCATCTAATTGTAGTGTCTCTCTTATCTTGTTTGTTAAATTGTAAAATCCTTGCATATTATTTTATTTTATTTTTAATCATATTTCCCTCTAGCTCTGCTTTCTCTTTCTCAAAAGCTAAATACATTAAGCATTGATGAAGGGGTAGTTTTGTAACTTCTGTAAATCTTGTAATGTTTCCTTGAGCAAGACTATATAGTTCGCTATAACTTCCCCACTTGCGAGCGAAACCGCTTCTTGCATCTGTTCCGTTTGAAGTTCCGTTTGCAAATAATTCGGTATAGAGTTTAGCAAGGCGTTTGTTAAATTCCAAAAAAAAACCATCGATCCAAGTACTACATCTAGTGGCATGTTTTTCATCATCTCACTATATTTATGGCTTCCCTCATATTCTTCTATTAAATACTTAGAGCCTTGTTTTTGTGTGATTGGTCTAAATAGCACAGCCATTGCCTTATGCATATTTCCCCAATCGCCTATATAAGCTGTAACGTCTTTATTTTCCCCATAGGTTATATTATCAAGGTTTGGAATAAAACCATATAAAACACCCTTTAGTTTAAACTGAGGAATAAACTTTCTTTCCTCTTTAAATAGATTGTTTATAATTTCTAGTAGATTATCTACATCTTTATCTTTTATCTTTCCTAATTCTTTTGTGTTAATGTTAAGAATGCATTTAAGCAAATCATCATCGTTAGGGTTTTCTTTAAGCATTAACTCTTGATAGCCTTTTAACTTTACTTGATGTAGTGAGTCAGGAACAGTTACTTCTACTTGCATATACTTCTTTTTTATATAACACAAAAAGAGCCATGTTGTATAACACAGCCCTTTTCTAACTAAAACAAAACAAAATAATATTTATATTAAATCGAAATCTCCATTTTTATAATCTTCATAATCTTCAGAAAACTTTTGATTCATTATCTTCTTTCCTTTTTTTAAAGTATGGAATATATTAACACAGCTAATGTTAGTCTCTTTTGCCATTCCCCTAATGCTTAAGGGAGTGTCTCTATATATTTCAAATATCTTTTTATCGTACCAATGCCATTCATCTACTACTATATCCATCTTGTTGCATAGCTTACCAAAAGCAATCTGTTCTGTAATAGTATCGGTAATGGTAAACTTCTCTAAATCTTTAATTTCTATATAATCTGCATCTTTAAAGAAGTTTTCTATTTGTACAGTTCTAATTTTATTCTTTGCTTTTATGTAGTTTATAAATAATGATCTTAGTACAAAATACATATACCCCTTACTAACTTTTCCTTTTGTTATTATCTTATGTTCACAATTGTATTTATCTAATTTAATATATGCTTCTTGTACTATATCTTCAGAATACAAACCACCTCCAAGAGATTCAACCATAGCCACCCAAGACTTATGATGCTTATATATTTTGTTAATCCAATTCATATCATCTTAATAAATATTGGTGCAAAATCTTCTATCGTACCAATCTCTTTTATGTATTCATCTAAATAGATCATAGAGCTATCAAAGTCTAATTGAGTATTCTCATCTCCAATTTTCAATAGTATATTAATGCACTCCCAATAGTTGTATATTATTTTCTTAGGAAAGCATGTAGTGATTCCAATTATAGCTTCATCAAACCCTTCGGCTAATACTAAAGTTTCATCTTCAGTAAGATATTTTCTTTCGTATAGATTAGAGAGGATTTTAAAATCATCATCCTTATTTGCCATCTTCATCTTTCTTAAAATCTTTGGTTGCCTCAGTTAAGAACTTATCTATAGCATCTATTCTTATAGATACCTTTTCAATAGCTACAAACAATTGGGCTGATACATTTTCTAGTATTGCAAAACGCTCTTTAGTGGTGTGTTTCTTTTTATGGCTCATACTATATGTAAGAGACATTTTAAAAGTGTAGTAGAAAAGTTTTAATAAATATGATACTCTCCTCGATTTTGATTCTGAACTTGATCGGTTAAAACGTATCTTAAACTATCGATACAATCTGGATGCTCTCCAGTTGGTTTATTTAAAGTATTGCCATTTTTATCTTTTGCCCATATATAACCCTGTAATTCTCTTTTAAGATTTCTGCTGTTTTTAGTTATATATATTTTGTTTTGATTTAAAAGATTGATTCCAAAGTTTACACTATCCTTGCCTTTACTACATGGAAAAATATTATGTCCATCCCTTCGTAGGGTTTCAATACTTTTTGGTTCAGCGGAATCTGCTATTAAATTTTCTTTAATATTATTTTGCTTTAAAAAATTAGATAAGTCTCGTAATACTGTATTTGATTTATAAAAAACTTCATCTGCTATATAAGCATCATTCCATTTATATAATGAAATTACTACAGTTGGATCGGTATAGCCAAAATCAACTCCATGAGCTAGTAATCTGGCATCCTCTGGTATGCTATCAATTTCTTTCCAATCAGGAATACAGACACCCTCTAATGATCCTAATTGCCCAAGACCGTAGACGTTCCACCAATTAGCCCAATAGTTGGATGTCTTTCCCTTTTCCCTAGCTTTTTCAATTTCTTTTACAATGCTGATTGGTAAGCTTGTATTATCTTTATATGTCAATGTTATAAAGTCAGTATCCTCTTTTCCTATAATTTCTTTATCTACCCAAAACAAATTAGATGGATTATAATCTAGCCAGACATTACCGCTTGTTCTTATTGATAATTGTTGGTAAGCATCAAAAGGTACATTGTTACATTCATTAATATATAAATCTGTTCTTCTTGCTCCCCTTAATTTGTCAGGCTGATCTGTACTAAAAAACTCTATATAGCTTCCATTTGTAAATGTATATTTTAAAGTACTCTTATTAATTTGATGATCTTTATATCTATTAAGTCCTTTAAGTATAGCTAAGAAGTCTTTAAATGCGCCTCTACGTAGATGGGGAATTGATTCACTTACTACGCTTATTTCTTTGCCATCATTTTTAATAGCATAATCAATTAGTATTAGCAAAATACAAACAGTCTTACCAGCAGAAGTTCCGCCTCTTACTACCTTAATTCTTTTATTTAATTTTCTAAGTTTATTAAGAGCTTCTGTTTTTGCTAATTGCATATCAATCTAAAAATAATGGTAAGTCTTCATTAATTGTAATGTCTCTAGTTTCTTTTGGCTTACCTCTACGATAGGATAAATAAATATTAAGCGCAGGAACTGATCCATCTCTCATGTGCTGTAATAGCAATCTTATAGCTTCTTCTTCATCTATTATATTATCTAACTTTTCGATGAATTTAATTTCTTCTGCTTTAGGCTTTCTACCAGCTCCTTGTCTTTTGCCTCCTCTATTTTCTACTTTCATATATTGTTGTTTTTGAAAAACTTTGTTTAATCAAACATTTAAATGCTTGTAAATCTTCTTTTAGATTCCCATTGAATTCTTTTACTATTACCAGTAATCAATCTTTTAGAAACTAACTTATTATAGTTTTCTCTTAAAGAATTTATTTGTTGTTCGTTTTTCATTAGCTTATTTTTAAGTGTTCGTTAGGTAATGGTACATACACATTAAACCACTCTTTTAAGAACTCTATGCATTTTAAATGATATTGCTCTTGCTGAATGGTAGAGTTATCTGTACTAGACTTAGGTATCTTTATTATCTCTCCAGTATCGTAATGGCTAACCTCTTCATATAAAAACATAGTCTTATAAAAGTCATGAGTTTTGTGAGCATCCCATATCTCTCCCCACTCATCACTAACTGCATTTATAGTAAGTGGTATTATAACTCCAAAGTAGTAGGAGTTCTGTGGATGACTTCTAAGCTTCTTTCTTTGCTTAACTACTATCTCAATCTCTTTACCTTCAAAGTGTTTAATAGCATTGTTTATTTTACCCTTGTTGTTTACAAGAGTTCCGTTATGTACTTTAGATGGAATGGTTATACTATTCATTCTCGTAT